CCGGAATATTTCATGGATGATGATATAGCTAGGTCAATATATAGAACTGATAGAGATTATTTTATTGTTGAGACTTCACACGATTCTTCAATGAATACTGACAATAAACTATTCTTCCCAGATAAGTTTATGTTTGTATCTAATTGGCAAATTGAACAATATAAAAATATAGATGTTCCTAAAGTATTAGTAGAATACCCTATTGAGTACATTGATAGACCTGATAGATATTATGCATTAAAAAAATTAAATTTAGACCCTTCTAAAAAACATATTTTACATATAGGTTTATTTACCCCTAGAAAAAACCAAAAAGAATTTTTTGAATATGCTAAAGCACTACCAGAATATGAATTTCACTGTGTAGGTAATCAAGCAGATAATTTTAAATGGTACTGGGAACCTCTAATGGAAGATAAACCTAATAATATAACTTGGTGGAATGAAAGAACAGATGTAGATAGTTTTTATCAATCAATGGATTTATTTTTATTTACATCTAGAGGAACAAATAATGATAAAGAAACAATGCCATTGGTTATTAGAGAAGCTTTATCATATCAAATTCCCCAATTGTTATATAATTTAGAAGTATATCAAAACTATTTCGATGATTACTCTAGCATTAATTATTTGGATTTTGATGATTTTGAAAAAAATGTTCAAAAAATAAAAAACATGATAGAAGGTTTCAAAACAACAGAAACACAATCCCAACCAAAATTTAAAATTTGGTATGAACCATCAGCTCAAAAAATTCATACCCAATATATGGGGGATGAAGATATTTCTGAATTTAGAATAGTAATAAGAGATATTGATAGTAAAGTTACTATGTGGAAATACATAACCCCACACAAAGCAGCATGGTGTGTTCCTATTCCTAAAACAGTTCATGATTACGAACAAGATCCTAATGTTGGAGGGTTTTTAGTAGAAATATTTGATAATATTACTAATACTTTACTTTATTTTGAAAATATTAGAGTCAAATACCCTACATTATATAAACCCCAAATCCATACTTCAGAAGAACCTGGATTTATAAATTACACTCAGTTTTTTGTAGATAAAATTTTTAAAGATTTGTCAATTTCTTCTCCAAAAACTGTATTAGATATAGGAGCTAGTATTGGGTTATGGACTGAATGGGTTTTACAACAAAATGCCCATCAAGTATATGCTTTTGAACCTAACAAAAATGCACTTAAAGATTTACATAAGTTGCATGGTCATAATGATAGAGTAAGTATTATAGATAAAGCTATATATAAAAATAATACTCAATTAGATTTACATTATAGCAATGAAAATAGCTTAGTTAGTTCTTTACACCCTCATGATGGTAGTGGGTTTATTGGTAATTCTAATCTTTCTTCTTATAAAGTAGATACTATTACTTTAGAAACTTTTATAGAGGAATATAATATTAAACATATAGATTTAGTAAAAATTGATATTGAAGGAGGAGAATTTGATATAATCCCTAATTTAAAACAATCTACTTTTGATATAATAGATTCTTTTTTAATTGAAGTTCATTGGCAAATAGTTGAAGATGGTGAAGCTAAACTTAAAGAATTAAAAGATACTTTATATAATCAAGGTTATAATATCAATCAATTTATGGATGACACTATATATTTTTCAAAATTTAAAGGATGAAAATTTGCCAAGTCAACCCAGGTTGTGGGATAGAAATACCCCCTAAAGGTTGGGGAGCTATAGAAAAAATAGTATGGGAGTTTACTACTAATTTACGTAAACAAGGACATGAAGTAGATATAAAATGGACTAATGAGGTTGGAAAAGGTGAATATGATATGGTACACGTTCACGTAGCTAATTTAGCCTTAAACTTGGCAGAAAAAGGAATTCCTTATATATTTCAATGCCATGACCATCATGCCTTTCATTGGGGGAAAGATAGTTTTGTTTTTAAACAAAATCTAGAAGCAATTGAAAAATCAGAATTATCCATTCTCCCAGCTAAATATTTAGTGGATTATTTTGGATCTAATAAGGCTATTTATTTTTCTCATGGAGTAGATACTAATTTTTTTACTCCCAATTTAGAAGATAAACCCCATAAATTATTAATGGTGGCTAATAATGGGTTAGGAGGAAAAGATGGACATGATAGAAAAGGATTTACAGAAGGGATCAAAGCTGCTTCCAAAATAAATCTTCCTATTACTATAGCAGGTCCTGAAAATAATAAAAATTTTATAAAAGATAATCCTTGGGTTGAAGAATATGATGTTAACTGGGTATTTAATCCTAATCAAGATGAACTTCTTTCATTGTATCAAGATCATACTATTTTCCTCCACCCCTCAGAATTAGAAGCAGGTCATCCTAACTTAACTATATTAGAAGCCATGTCTTGTGGTCTACCAGTAGTAGGTTGTATGGAAGATAATTTAGATGGGATGGCTAAAGTTGAAAAAAATGTAGAAAGTGTAAAGGGAGGAATTCAAAAAGTATTAGAAAACTATAAAGAATTTAAATCCCAATCTTTAATTACAGCCGAAAAATTATCTTGGTATAACAGAAGTAAAGAATTAACAAAATTATTAAAGCCACAAACTATGAAGGAAGTTTTAGTAAAAGAATATAATAATTTACAAAAAAATCCCAATCCACCATTATCTATCAAAAATGATATTTTTATTAATTTTGTTAAAGGGGCTAAAGTAGAAATAAAAGGAAAGAAAGAATCAAAATATCATGTACAATTTATAGATAAAGAATCAAATAAATTAATCCACCAATCCACTATAAATAATAATATGTGGACTAAAACTAATATTGAATATTTTGTAGATTATAAAATACTTATTAAGGACTTAGAAAGCGGTACCACCACAGAACATTATTTTAATGCTAAAGGTAAAAAAGTATATATTCATTTAGCATCTAAATCTTTAGGTGATACCATAGCATGGCTCCCTTATGCTGAAGAATTTAGGAAAAAACATAATTGCAAATTAGTAGTTTCTACTTTTAATAATGGTATGTTTGAAGAAAATTACCCTGAAATTGAATTTGCCCCCCCAGGAACTAAAGTTTTTGGGTTATATGCTATGTATGAGGTAGGTTGGCATTATGATAAAAACGGAGAAGTAAATAAACAAAAAAATAAATCCAATTTTAGAGAAATTAGCCTTCAAAGAACAAGTTCAGAAACATTAGGATTAGAGGATAATGAAATAAAACCTAAATTAACTTATAAAAATACAGGTTCAACTATAGATGGTAAATATGTTTGTATAGCTCCTCATGCATCTGCACTTTCAAAATACTGGAACTATCCAGGAGGATGGCAAGCAATAGTTGATTATTTAAATGAATTAGGTTATAAAGTAGTTATGATTACTAAAGAACCTTTAAATGATGGTTGGCATGATTCTAAATTAGGAGGAACTTTAACTGGGGTTATAGATAAAACAGGTGACTTTCCATTAAGTGAAAGAGCAAATGATTTATTAAATGCAGAAGCATTTATAGGTGTAGGAAGTGGTTTAAGTTGGTTATCTTGGGCTTTAAATACACCTACTATAATGATTTCAGGGTTTAGTGAACCTTACACTGAATTTGAAGATTGTGAACGTATAGAAGCACCCGAAGGTAAATGTAGAGGTTGTTTTAACAGAGTTAAATTAGACCCAGGTGATTGGAGATGGTGTCCAGATCATAAAGATACAGATAGAATGTTTGAGTGTACTACATCTATACCACCTTCAACAGTAATAAATTCAATTAATAAAATTTTAAATAAATCTTAAAAAAATGGCACAAGAAACAGTTCAAAAATTAACGGAAGAAGAAATCCAATCTTTAACTAATCTACAAGATAGTTATAATAGATTAGTTACAAATATTGGAAACACAGAATCTCAAATTTGGGTTCTTAATGAAAGAAAAGAGAATTTAAAATCTGAACTTAAATCTCTACAAGAACAAGAAACTAAATTAGCTCAAGAATTAGAAGATAAGTACGGTACAGGAACTATCTCTTTAGAAAAAGGTGAATTTTCTCCTTCAAACTAATTTTTTAATGAAAAGTTATATATTTATGACCAAAAATATAATAACTAGATAACATGGCAGAAACATTAATTTCACCAGGAGTATTAACTAATGAGAACGATCAGTCTCAGATTACATCCCAACCTATTCAAGCAGGCGCAGCAATAGTAGGACCTACAGTTAAAGGGCAAGTTAACATCCCTAAACTTATTACTACTTATAGCGAGTATCAAGCTAATTTTGGTACTACTTTTGATAGTGGATCTGATCAATTCACATACTTTACTTCTATTTCAGCATATAATTACTTCCAAAATGGAGGTACTTCATTATTAGTTACTAGAGTAGCTTCAGGTTCATTTACCTCTGCTACATCATCTATTGTTACTAATGGTGATAGTAATAATGCATTTACATTAGAAACTATTACTGAGGGTACTATAATGAATAGTACAAGTACAGAAGATAGTGCAGGAGCTTTAGAAAGTGGTTCTGTTGATAATTTAAGATGGGAAATCCAAGCACCAAACACATCTTCAGGTACATTTAGTGTTATCATTAGACAAGGAAATGATAGAACAAACGCTAAATCAGTATTAGAAACATTTAATGGATTATCATTAGATCCAAAAGCATCTAATTATGTAGCAAGAATTATTGGTGATCAAAAACAAGTAGTTAGAGGATCAGGAACAGATGTTTACTTGCAAATGAGTGGTTCATTTGCTAATTCTTCTAGATATGTTAGAGTTAAATCAGTAGATGCTAAAACACCTGATTACTTTGATAATGCCGGAATAGCAAAAGACCAATACACAGGATCAATTCCAGTAGCTGCTTCAGGTACATTTGGAGATGCTTCAGGAAATATTTTAACAGGAACTGGTAAATATTATCAAAATATTTCATCTACAGATACTCAAGGATTAAAAGGTGGTAACTATACTACAGCATTTAATTTATTAGCTAATAAAGACGAATTTAGATATAATATAATTACAGCACCTGGTTTATACCAATCTGATTATTCATCTAATTTAAATACTTTAGTTTCTAACACAGAAACTAGAGGAGATAATATTGTAATATTAGATTTAGAAGCTTATAACTCTACAATTGGAGCTACAGTAACAACAGCTGCAAGTAAAGATACATCATATGCGGCTTCATATTGGCCTTGGTGTATGGTTACTGATCCTGACTCAGGACAATTAGTATGGGTTCCAGCTTCAACATTAATCCCTGGAGTTTATGCTAATAATGATAATACAGCAGAAGCATGGTTTGCTCCTGCAGGTATTAATAGAGGAGGATTAAGTAATGTAGTTAGAGTTGAAAGAAAATTAACCCAAGCTAATAGAGATACTTTATATAGTGGAAAAGTAAATCCACTTGCAACATTCCCAGGTAGAGGAGTAGTAGTATTTGGACAGAAAACATTACAAGCACAAGCAAGTGCTTTAGATAGAGTAAATGTTAGACGTTTGTTAATAGCTCTTAAAAACTATATTTCACAAGTTGCTGATAATTTAGTATTTGAACAAAATACAACAGCTACAAGAAATTCATTCTTAAGTCAAGTTAACCCATATCTAGAATCAGTACAACAAAGACAAGGTTTATTTGCCTTTAAAGTTGTAATGGATGATTCAAATAATGGACCTGATGTGATTGATAGAAATGAATTGAGAGGAGCTATATATGTTCAACCAACTAAAACAGCTGAGTTCATTTACTTAGATTTCAACATTCTTCCAACTGGAGCTGAATTCCCAGCATAAGAATTTGAAAATACAATATTTATAATTGAATAAAAAAAATATAAGATAAAATGGCAGTATTAGATCCGAATGAAATATTCTTTACCGCGTTTGAACCCAAGGTAGCCAATAGGTTTATTATGTATGTTGATGGGTTTCCTTCATATTTGTTGAAGGGTGTAAGTGGGTTAGGATTTACGCAAAATGAAATTGTACTCAACCATATTAATGTTTACAGAAAAGTAAAAGGTAAATTAGTATGGAATGATATAACAATGAACCTATTCGACCCAATCACACCATCAGGTGCTCAAGCGGTAATGGAATGGGTACGTTTACACCACGAATCAGTAACAGGTAGAGATGGTTATTCTGATTTCTATAAAAAAGATTTAACTATTAATGTACTTGGACCTGTAGGTGATATTGTATCAGAATGGATTATCAAAGGAGCATTTATTAAAGATGCATCATTTGCAGATATGAACTGGGATACAGAAAACGAAGCTCAGAACATTGATATGACAATCGGAATGGATTACTGTATATTAAACTTCTAATAATTTTAACAAATAAAACTAATTATGAAACA